GAAGAAATGGCTTAATTAATTAATTAATTAAGAAGTCCTACTATAGGCGTGCAGAGCCAATTTGGTTTACCTGCATATTTATTAATTTTCAAATAAATACAATGAAAAAAGAATTTTATATTTTAAATAAAATTACTAATAGAATTAGCAAAATTATATTCAATATAAGTTCTGATTTTTCATATAAATTTTACTCATTAATAAAATCTCTATGAGATAATAATGGTTTCCAATATATGATCAAATATATGAAAGTATCTAAACTTCATATAACTAGATATATATGTGGAAAACCATTATACTCAAATGCAGATGGAGTTAGTTTGATTAATGGATTTCCTAAAAGATTATTATTTCTTAAAGGTCCTATTGATCAAGCCTTGAGATCAAAAGATTATAGTATGTTAAGATGAATCTTAACATTATTATCTATAACTAGAGGTCTCACTCCTACTAAAATCGAAGATAAACGTATTAAACCTAAGTTTAATACAATTACCGATCCTAGCAAAGTCAACAAATTATATTATGTAGAAGATAAATTTATAGAAGAATTTTGTAAAAAGTTTAAACTTTTCTCAAAAAATCCTAATATAGATCTAGATTCACATTATATAAGTGTTAAAGGTTCTCCAGAAGGAAAAAGTTCATGAAGTTCAACATGATCCATTTTTGGACATGATTGAAAAACAATGAATTATATCCTTAATATAATAGGTTCAAAATGTTTTAATAAAATTTTTACTAAACATTGAGAATCATTATATGATAAATTTGGAGATCAAGACTTTAAAATTGGTAAATTATCAATTATTAAAGATCCTGAATGTAAAAGAAGAGTAATTGCGATGGTAGATTACCATTCACAGTTAGTTCTTAAATCTATACATGAAAAATTAATGATTTTAATCACAAATTTACCATGTGATAGAACTTTTACACAAAGCCCTTTTAATGATTGAAATAAATCAAAAGATTTATTTTGATCATTAGACTTATCTGCAGCTACTGATAGATTTCCAATTTATCTACAAGAAAGATTAATTTCTCATATATATCGTAACGATATATTAGCAGAAAATTGAAAAAATCTATTGATAGACAGAGATTATTATTACAATGATAAACAACCAGATTCATTGGATGATAACTGAATAAAATTAAGATATTCAGTTGGTCAACCAATGGGTGCTTATTCATCATGAATAACATTTAC